GATAAAAAGCTTGTATACTGCCGATATGCTGATGATTTTCTAATTGGAATCAGCGGAAGCAGAGAAGACTGTGAAGAAATTAAAGAGATTCTGAGAGAATTTCTATCAACGCAGTACCATTTAGAGTTGAGTGCTGAGAAAACAAAGATCACACACAGTGCTGAACGAGTACGTTTCCTTGGTTATGACGTTGCGGTACGCCGAAGCCAGAAGATAAAGAAAAAGGCAAACGGTGTTAAACAAAGAACGCTGAATAACTCTGTAGAATTAACTGTACCTCTCGAAGATAAGATCATGCAGTTCCTGTTCAAAAACGACATCATAGAACAAAAACCAAACGGAGAAATCTGGGCGGTTTGCGTTCCAAGATTAAGACATCTTTCGGAAGTGGATATTGTGAACAGGTATAATGCACAAATCCGTGGCATTTGCAATTATTACTGCTTAGCAGCGAATTATGATAAGCTGAATTATTTCCGTTATCTTATGGAATATAGCTGTCTAAAGACGCTTGCAAGCAAAAGCAACAGCACAACGAGAAAAATCATCCAAAAATATCGTCATGATGGCAAATGGGCTATTCCCCATGAAGTTAAAGGCGGTATCAAATATGCAAAGCTTGTCTCGTTAGCTGACTGCAAAGCCGGTAAGTTGATGTCCGATAAAGACCCATGGCAATACAAATCCTTTGACACGAAAAAGCTGTCACAATATGTACGGCTAAGTGCAGGGGTATGTGAGCTGTGTGGTGATAATAGTGATTCCTGCTGTATTTATCATGCAGGTAAAATGAAGAATCTGAAAAGCACTACGGAATGGGGCAAGAAAATGCTTCACATGAGACGTAAAACGTTGATTGTTTGCCCGAAATGCTTCAAAAAGATTCACAGGGAACAAAATAAATGACATGTCAATAATGAATGGAAAGCCGTGTACATCGAGAGGTGTAAGCACGGTTTGGGAGGGGCTTTGTGCAAACCTGTCATCGAAAGATGATAAGGCGGCACACTGCTACCTCACGAACGAAAACTGGTGGAAGCGTTGGAGGAAGAGAGCATTTTCCGCCAGATGGCAACTGTTATCAAAACTTCCAACGGCGACCGCAAGATTCCGATTGTGACTTCCAAGGGTGAGGCTGTCTGGATGGACGAAGAACAGCAGTATTCTCTTTCTGATGATACTTTCGGACAGGCATCGCTTTCCGCATATAAGCTTGGAACAGCGATCAAGATCTCCGAAGAACTCCTTAACGATTCTGTATTTGATTTGCCGTCCTACATCGCAAAAGAGTTTGCACGCCGTATTGGTGCAAAGGAAGAAGAGGCATTCTTCATTGGTGACGGCAAGGGAAAACCGACAGGTATTTTCAATGCCACAGGCGGTGCGGAAGACGGCACTTCCACCTCTACTGCCAATATCACATTTGATGATGTGATGGAACTCTTCTATTCTCTGAGAAGCCCGTACCGCAAAAAGGCGGTGTGGGTGCTCAATGATTCTACGGTTAAGGCACTTCGAAAGTTGAAGGACAACACAGGAAACTACATTTGGAGTCCGTCTGTGCAGGCTGGTGTTCCGGATACCATTCTCAATCGTCCTTACAAGACATCCAGCTATGTGCCGGAAATCAAAGCAGGCAATAAGTGCATGGCATTCGGTGACTTTAGTTATTACTGGGTGGCTGACAGACAGGGACGCTCTTTCAAGAGACTGAATGAACTCTTTGCTATGACTGGTCAGGTTGGTTTCCTTGCTTCGCAGCGTTTGGACGGCAAGCTGATTCTTCCGGAAGCAATCAAGACACTTACCATCAAGAAAGCGTAATCAGAGAAAGGGGTTGGAGTGGGTGGTAACTTTACAGGAAGTCAAGCAGTATCTGCGAGTTGATTTTGAAGATGATGATACATTGCTTTTCTCTCTTATTTCAACTGCAAAACAGCTGATAATGGATGTAGGAAGAATGGACGAGGAACGCTTTTCGGAGAACGAAGATGTGGTGCGGACAGCAATGCTCTACACAGTTTCTTATCTCTATGAAAACCGCAATACCGCAGACTTTTCCAAGCTGACATTAACACTTCGTGCCATGCTGTTTGCACAGCGAGAGGGTGTGATGTAATGGAAATTGGAACACTCAATCAGCGAATCACCTTTCTGGAGAATCGTGTCGTTACCGATGAAATCGGCAATCACACCGCTGTGTGGGACGAAGCCTTTTCCTGCTGGGCAAAAGTGACTTTGAAAGCTTCTGCGGAGCATACGGACGCTGGTGTGACCAAAGAAACACAAACGCTGGAATTCCTCATTCGGCAAAGTCGAAACTGGATGCCGTCTGTAACTGGCAACCGAATCTTGTTTCGGGATGTCACATACAACATCACCAGTGTTACACCGGATTATCTGCACAAGGACTATCTGAAACTTACTGCAGAAGCCAGAAAGGCAGGACAAAATGACCAGTATTGACAATCTTGCAGCGGAAATCATGCAGGGCTTGCAGGAATATGCAGACCTTGCAGATACTGCTATGAAAAAGGCTGTCCGGAAAACCGCCACGCAAGTGAAAAACGAGATCTCCGCCAATGCTCCGAAGGACACCGGAAAATATGCAAAAAGCTGGGCAACGAAAAAGACTGGTGAAAACAGTCACTCTTTGGAGATGACTGTCCACAGTAAGAATCGTTACCAACTGGCACATTTGTTGGAGAAAGGCCATGCCAAGCGTGGCGGTGGTCGGGTATCCGGCAAACCGCACATTGCTCCTGCGGAAGAAAACGGTGTACAGTTGCTGGAGCATTTAATTGAGGAGGCGTTGTCATGACTTACGAAGAAATCGCTGAAATGCTGGAAGAAATGGGGCTGCCTTTCGCCTACCATCATTTTGCCGAGGGTGAAAGTCCCGCACCGCCTTTTTTGCTGTTCTTATCTCCCGGAGAGAATACGTTTTCGGCAGACAATTTGGCATATTTCAGTTGCAAACAGCTGGACATTGAATTGTACACAGACAAAAAGCAGCCGGAATTGGAAGAACAGGTGGAGTCAGTGCTTTCCCAGCATGAAATTTATTACACAAAAACAGAACTATTCATTGATTCGGAAGAATTGTATGAAGTGCTCTATGAGATGGAGGTTTGATCTATATGGCAATGGAGAAAAACAAGGTAAAGTTCGGTCTGAACAAAGTTCACTATGCAAAAATCACTTCTTATGATGAAGAAGGTGTACCGACTTTTGCAAAGCCAGTTCGCATTCCCGGTGCAGTGTCGCTGTCTATCGATGCAGAAGGTGAAGCATCCAATTTTTACGCTGACGATGGTGTGTACTATGTGATCAACAATAACTCTGGTTACACCGGCGATCTTGAAATCGCATTGGTTCCGCTTGAGTTTGCGACAGACATTCTCGGTGAGAAGCTGGATGAAAAGGGCGTTCTCACGGAAACCAATACTGCGGAAGTATCCCAGTTTGCACTGCTGTTTGAATTCAGCGGCGACAAGAACAAGATTCGTCACTGTCTGTTCTGTTGTTCTGCCTCTCGTCCGGCAACAGAATCCAGCACCATTGAGGACGAAAAGGAAGTTAAAACAGAAACGCTGTCTTTGACCGCAACGGCGTTGAACAGTGGTTTGGTAAAAACTAAAACCTGTGAGAAAACGGATGCCGAGGTCTATGAGAATTGGTACAAGGCGGTATATATGCCCAATCTGGCTGCCGCTGTACAGAGTGGTAAAGCATCCGCAGCATCTGTGAAAGCGTAAGGAGGTGGCAGTATGGCAATTCAGAAGAACATCACCATTGATGGGATTGATGTGCCTTTTAAGGCAAGTGCAGCAGTTCCCAGATTGTATCGCTTGAAATTTCGCAGAGATATTTATCAGGACTTTGCAGCCCTGCAAAAGTCTGTGGGAGAAAATACAGAGGAATCCTCTGCACTGGACATCGAGAGCCTTGAGGTGTTTGAGAACATCGCCTACATCATGGCGAAACACGCTGATCCAGTCGTTCCGGCTTCTCCGGATGAATGGCTGGAACAGTTCAACACGTTCAGCATTTACGAAATCCTGCCACAGCTGATTGACCTCTGGGGCTTGAATGTAGAAACACAGGTTCAGTCTAAAAAAAACATCGCCCGATTGACCGACCGATGACCACACCGCTGTTTTTGTTGCGGTGCGTTCAGCTTGGTTTGTCAATGGGCGATTTGGATTTTCTGACCATTGGTCTGGTGAATGATATGTTCACCGAACGGGAGAATGACGATTGTCATTATGATGTGATGGCAGATCAGAGGGATTTTGATGCGTTTTGATTACAAGTCATTTTCCTGTATTCTTTTTTGAGCAATGCCGTATACTTCTTCATCGGCTCTGGCACCAATTACAATAATCAGCATCTTATCATTTTGCTTGACAACTTTGTATACGACTCTAAGACCTGCACTTTTCAGTTTGACTTTCAGAAAGCCAGTTAGATCATTGCCGTTTTTGTTTCCAAGCGGTTTCCCATATCCGCCTTCATAAACAGGAAGCGGATTTTGTTTCACTTTCTTGATTGCTTTTAAGACCAGTATTCTTTGACTTCCGTCAAGCGATTTTAAATCACTTTCGGCTTCCGGCAGATATTCTACTTCCCAATTCATTCAAATTCTACCTCATCAAAGTCGGATAAATCGTCGTCTGTGATTCCGAGGTCTTTCATAACTTTTTCTTCCGGAATCGTTTCTTCCGGATTGAATTTTTCCATTCGTTTTACAGCCAGAGTGAGTAAGCGGGCATCATTCACTTCATCCATCAGGCTGACATATTCATCCGGAGAAAGAAGCACACATTCCGGTGCATTGTTTTTCATAACAACTTTTGCACCGCTGTTTTTGACATCCTGAAAAATTTTTCCTGCAAGTCCACGATTGAACTGCGAAATAGAAATGGTATTTTGAATTGCTGCAATAATATTCATACGCTACACCTCCACTTATAGTATACGTCATTTTTACATAAATGTCAATAGATTTACTGATAAAAAAGCTGATATTTTTTTAGAACTGAGGTGATTACATGGCAAACCGCATCAAAGGCATTACCGTAGAAATCGGCGGCGATACCACCAAGCTATCCAAAGCCCTGGAAGGTGTCAACAAGGATATCAAGGGTACACAGACGCAGCTGAAAGATGTCCAGAAGCTGCTGAAACTTGACCCCACCAACACCGAACTCTTGTCCCAGAAGCACAAGCTGCTGGCAGATGCGGTGTCTGCCACCAAAGAAAAGCTGGAAGTACTGAAAACTGCGGCAGAACAGGCAAATACGGCTCTTGCAAATGGTGAAATTTCACAGCAGCAGTATGATGCTTTGCAGCGTGAGATCATCGAAACCGAAAACGAACTGAAACGCCTGACCACAGAAGCAAACAATTCTCACACTGTCCTGGAAAAACTGGGTGTGGTCGGAGAAAAAATGCAGGATGCCG